GTTCTCAAAGAATAGCTATGTTCTTACATTTATAATAATGAGAATAGCATTATCATTGGATCAGCTAGTATCTATGTGATTATGAAATAAAATGTACATTTGTAAAAAGATTTCATGTCACTTACAGTAACTATTTCAGAGGATCTAATCCTTAACGGCAACGACAGGAGCAATACAAGTGTTGCTACGTTTGTAGTCAATGAATTAGATCATCGCATTGTAAAAATCAAGAACGTCGAAACAACCATTTTGCTTTTTGGTTCAGAAAATGCGGCGGGCACAATAAAAAACACTTATCTTAAATATCTAAGGATTACAAACTTAGATTCTGATGGCATTGTAAAACTTCGTATTCGTAATGCATCTAGAGAGTTTATGATTCAGCTTGAGGGTCAGGCGTCTTTTTTGTTGACAAAAGACAAGCTTGATGCTGATGCCTCAGGAACTGAAGAAGTTATTGCTCTTGAACAAATTACTCAGATATCTGCAATAGGATCTGAGAGTGGTGGTGAAAGTCTTGAGATCTATGCTGCATCTGCGTTTAATTGATCATGAAGCTTGAAGTTATTCGATTTAACAAGGGTATTGATGCTACTAACGGCATGCTCTTTGATGTTACAGGAGATAGAAAGTTTCTGTGCTACACCCTAGAAGATGAATCAAGAGAGGAGAAGGTTTGGGGAGAGACATGCATACCTAATGGCACTTACAACATTAGATTTAGAACAGAAGGTGGGTACCATAACAAATACTCTGGTAGATTTGAAAACATCCATAAGGGTATGTTAGAGGTCTGCGATGTGCCTAACTTTCAATATATCCTAATACACTGTGGCAACACAGATGAAGACACAGCTGGTTGTCTGCTGGTGGGTGATACCCAAGAAAACAACAGTACTAAAACAGGTGGTTTTATTGGCAAATCCACACAAGCATACCAAAGGATTTACCCACTTATAGCTAAGGCATTAGATCAAGGAGAAACTGTAAGCATCGCATATAGAGATCTTACAGATTGTTTGATTCTTGATGGCGAAGACATTACTGATGCCGCAAGTATATCTAGATTAGTCTTAGGTTCTTTCTAAGACTCTAAATCATTGTATACCCTTTGTACAAGTAGTCTAGCTCTTTGAGTAATAGCATACCTTACTCTGTAGTTGTACTTGGTTTCTTCTCTGAATATGTGATCCTCAAATGTTTGTGAGGGTGTCAATTTGTCAAAATGTTTATATATATACCCAGCCTTAACTAAGGGGTAGATATATCTTTTACCTACATTTGATTCACTGACATTGAATCCTTTGCTTGCGTATCTAATAGTAAAAAACTGCAGATCGTAAGCCCACAATAAGAATTCTATTTTAGAAAAATCCATTCCAATAGCTTTGGAATGTTTTTGTTTGACGTGCTTAAGATTTTTAAGGTAATTCTTACCAATATAGTTGCTGTCTTGTTTAGCAAAATCTCTAAATAAGATTTTTCTAGGTACCTTACTTCTAGGCATATTTATTAAATTTGTTTTAACGCAAACCTATGACATCTGATTTTGAATTTTTACTACACATGCAAAGACTAATGTTTGAAGCAGAAGCATTAGCTAAGCAATATGAGGTAGAAGACAGATTTATTTCGATTATGTTTGCTGGATTAATTAATCCCATGCCTGGCGATATGTCCAAGCTCAGCGCCATGTATAGTATTAATGTAGAAGACTTTAGTGAACTAATTGAAATACAAGAATTTATCATTGGTCATTACAACGAAGAGGCCAAACAAGAGCTCGATGATGATGAGTTAAATGATCTTTTAAATGGGCTTGATGTAGATTTAGAATAAAATGGATGGTGTAATTAGAAAAATTGTCATTGGCAAAGACCCAAAGGATGCTATGGCTTACTATTTAGGAATGAGGGCTGGAAGAGGTGAAGTCAGTGCAATCATACATGATGAGGATCATCTTCATAAATATGGAAAGAATAGATATCTTATCTATCTATTAGATGATGACTCACAAACTCTTTGGAAAAGTATTGACGATATGCCATGTATGTTAGAGTTTGATTGTAACTTTTGATATGGTTAGAACAGAACTATATACAACGGGCGGTCAGTTTAGAAGACCCGATGGATCAGAATACATCGGTGCTTATCACATTCATTTTAATAGTGGTGCAATGGTTGGTGGCTTTCATAAAGTAGAAGCTCACGACAGACTTACCCCTATTAATAGAAGCACTGAGATGTTTGTTAAATCAATTATGAAAGAACTTGTAGACGAAACATCAAATAGAATACGATCTGTTTCTTCATCTCCTATAGCGCCATCAGGAGGTGGGTCATCAGGGTCGGGCGGATATTAATTAAATACATTCAAATGAAAACCTTAGACTTATTTGTCGTAGAGTTAGAAAAACAAATCAAGGATACAATAACAACAAAAGAGGGATTAACACTATACGTTGACTCACGATTTAATGAATTTGAGCATAGAGTAACTGAGGGTCCTGTTGTATCTGCACCTCTAAAACACAATACTGGAGTTGAAGTTGGAGATACCCTTTACTTCCATCACTTAGTTGTACTAAATGAGGGTCAAGCTTTAACTGGACAAGAGAATCATTATCTTGTTCGTTATAATCCAGAGCATACAATTAATAACCAGGCTATTGCTTACAAGAATAAGGATGGTGAAGTAAAGCCTTTAGCTGGTTGGGCTTTGTTAGAAGCTGTTGAGCAAGAAGAATTAAAAACTAAATCAGATGTTATCAAAGTTGTCGAACTTAAAAAGGCTTTACCAACAAAGGGTCGTGTCGCTTTTACGGCTCCTTGGATTGAGGAGATGGATTTAAATGTTGGTGATGTTGTAGGCTTTAAAGAGAATAGAGACTACAGACTTACCATTGATGGTAAGGAATATTACAGAACTCGCACTGAAGATTTAATGTATAAAGAAATTTAATATGTTTGATAAAAAAGAAATTTTTGCTCTTTTATCTGATGAGGAAGCTATGTTGGCTGATGGATTTGATGACGCATTAATAGGCATAACCTTTGGTACAAATATGATTGCTGTTTACAGCGTTCAAGGATGTATTAATATTTTAATGAAAGACGACGAAATGAGTTTTTCAGAAGCTATTGAATACTTTGAGTATAATATGGCTGGAGCTTATGTTGGAGAAAAGACGCCCATCTTTGTGTATGACATACAAGAGGATGCCTAAGTTTACTACAATAAATGCTGCAAAGAGACTTATGTCTAGCATGGAGGTTGCTATCAACAACATGATTGATGAGATTAAAAAACCTGTTGATCCAGAGATCAACGGTAGCGCACGTAAAGCTGAACTGCAATCTATAAAGCAGACAGCTACCGACTGTAAAGAACTACTTGTTGAAAGACAACGACTAGAACAAATGATCAAAGACCTTACGAATAATGGATCAATTGAGCAAGCAAAAGACTACAGCGGAGGATTCGCTGAAAGATTTTCAAAGTGATTGGAAAGAGATAGTCTGGGAAAAAAACAAAACAGACTATAAGTTTTGGGAGACATCGTGGAATGAAGATCACGATGAGTGATGCCTTTCAAAGACCCAGATAAGAGACGAGCCTACCAGAGAGAGTATCATAAAAGACACTATCTCAATAACCTTGACAGGTATAAAAACAAAGCAAAAAGATGGAACAGGTCTCAAAGACGATGGGCAAGAGAGTTTATATCTAGAGTAAAAAAATTAAGTCGATGTATTGATTGTGGTCAAACTGATATACGAGTATTAGACTTTGATCATGTAAGCGGAAAGAAAATAGGCAATGTATCAGATTTAGTAAATGGATCTTATTCAATAGAAAAAATTAAAGAAGAAATTAGAAAGTGTGAGGTTAGATGTTCTAACTGTCATAGAATTAAAACAATGGAACGCAGGAAAAAATGAAAATGCGAAAGCTAGAAATTAAAGTAGAAAAGAAGCGTATTAAAAGAAAAGGAGTACACGCTAAGAGTAAACAGTCTAAAAGCAAGAACTCTAAAAACTATTCTAAGAAATATGCTGGTCAAGGTAGATAACTATGATGAGCAAGCTATTAGCATTTGTCCCGAGGGTACGCAAGGTAAAAGTATTGAGATCGGTGGGCTACTCATTATTCTTCCCACTCAGCCTCCCAAAAAAGAAATTGCAGGATATGGAAAGCCAAACAACATGCAGTTGTGGGAGAGGGTTTCTATGCCTCAGGAGTTGTCTAGGATTAAGTCTATGGATGAGTGGGGGGAGATGCCAAGGGAGTTTCGAGAAAAGTTTTCTGCGTATATCGAAGAGGAGTTTCGCCGTAGGCGTAACGGCTTTTGGTTTTTCAATAATGGTGAGCCTACATATATTACGGGTAGGCACTACATGATGCTTCAATGGACTAAGATGGATGTTGGCTATCCATCTTATCTTGCATTTCAACGTGAGATATTTATACACCTTGCTGCTTGCGAGTCGGACCCTCGTTGTATCGGTCAGCTATACACTAAGTGCCGTCGTTCTGGATACACTAATATCTGTTCTTCAATCCTCGTCGATGAAGCTACGCAGATTAAGGACAAACTACTCGGCATCCAATCGAAGACGGGTAAAGACGCGCAAGAAAACATCTTCATGAAGAAGGTGGTCTATATGTTTAGACACTATCCATTTTTCTTTAAGCCTATACAAGACGGTACCACTAACCCTCGTATGGAGCTTGCCTTTAGAGAGCCCTCTAAAAGGATTACTAAAAACAACAAGACGTCTCAAAAAGGTGAAGCCTTAAACACAGTTATCAATTGGAAGAATACTACCAACAATGCATACGATGGTGAGAAGCTGCACATATTATATCTCGATGAGGCAGGTAAGTGGGAGAAACCCACAGACATCAGAGATGCCTGGAGGATACAGCGCACTTGTCTTATTGTAGGTAGAAAGATTGTAGGTAAAGCACTAGTAGGTAGCACAGTAAATCCTATGTCTAAGGGCGGTAAGGAGTATAAAGATTTATGGGAAGATTCTAATCCTTTAGAAAGAAACAAGAACGGTAGAACTCGTAGTGGTTTATATCGTTTGTTTATTCCTGCATATGAGTCACTAGAAGGTTTCTTTGATGCCCATGGATATCCAGTTATTGAAGACCCTGATACTGTAGTGTCTGGTCTTGATGGCGACTCTATTGATATTGGAGCAAAAACATATTTAAAAAATGAGAGATCATCATTAAAGCATAATGCATCTGAAATGAATGAAGTTATACGTCAATTCCCATTTACAGCAGATGAAGCCTTTAGGGATAGTATTGAAGGTAGCGTATTTAATATTGGTAAAATATATGAACAGATAGAGTACAACGAAGAGTTGTTTCCCAATCCAGTTGTAACTGGAAACTTTGTTTGGAAAGGTGGGGTAAAAGATACTGAGGTGGTATTTACTCCAGATCCAGTTGGCAGATTTAAAATATCATGGATGCCTCCTGCAGAGTTTAGAAATAAAAAACAATTACTTAGAGGTAAAAGAGTTGCACCTAATTCAGACATAGGTTGTGGTGGAGTTGACTCGTATGATCTTGATGCTACTGTTGATGGTAGAGGATCTAAAGGTGCACTGCATTTATACAATAAATTTCACATGGAATACCCGTGTAATATGTTTGTCTTGGAGTACGCATCACGACCTCCGCTTGCTAAAATATTTTATGAAGATGTTTTAATGGCTGCTGTATTTTATGGATACCCTATCTTAATTGAAAACAATAAGTACGGTATTGCAAGATATTTTGAATCAAGAGGTTACGATGGATACTTAATGGATAGACCACAGCATTTAAAAACTGGTACAGCAAAAGTAAAA